GTCGTGGTGGACAGGGATATTGCTATCTATGAGGAAGAACCCGATTACTTACCACAATCTAAAATACCGAAAAATGCATTAGCGCAGTTCGCCGTATATGCCATAATCAACAAATTGGAAATGGCGAGAAAGTCGGGCATCAATGCTTGGAATCTGTCAAAACTTGTTGAAGAACAATGGGACGAACTTCATCAAGCCAATGATATTGGTGCCTGTATTGCGTTGACTGCTTGGTATGTCTCAGAACTCCAGTCACGGAAACTGACTAGAGCCGAGTATGGGCGTATTGGTCAAATGACCAAGCGATTTGGGCGTATTTCGCTACTAGCAATTGATGAAGCCGCAAGTAAAGACCTTGAAGACCTGCTGAGTTACGCTTTCCGCGTGGCTCAAAGAATGTATAAGGCACAGAAGGTCTAGATGTTTATCGGAGATAAAGAAATCGGCGAAGGGTGGGAGTCTATGACCTGCCCCTTTGCTGACGGATTTACGCTGATATGGGAAGTAGGGCAGGAGATAGACCCGACAGTACCTTTCATGGAGCACATGAGAGTTGCTCACGGAATCTTCATGCCTGACCTTAATCGCTGGCGATTCAAGTAGAAAGGGAAACATGAACAAGGAAAGAATGCTTAAAGCGATACAACATGGGAGTTCAGGATTAGATGTAGTCCATGGACAACTGAAGAACATGATGCTACAAGCGGAAGATGACAATTTCGCTATCGGCAAAATGAAAGACTGGAAACGCGCTCTCGGTCATGAGATATCAAGTAGAAGGGCTTGGTTAGAGGGATATCGTGAGGCTCTCGCCAATGTTTATAGACTGACCTATGAAGTATCATTCTTAGAGCGCGATGTTGAAACAGAAAGGAGTGAAGATAATGGGAATACCATGCCAAAATAGTTCTTGTATCTGTACCCACACAGACGGATGCGAGGCTGGCTGGATTTTTCAAGACTATTGGGTGGATAGCAGATACAAAGTCGTTGATGAATTTGCTATGATAGAGGGCAAGAGAAAGTATGAAGGCGTGATTCCATGCCGGAATTGCGACCCCGAGCGATGGGAAATCTGGAAAACATCCCGTAACAGCAGGGAATACCACGAGCGACTGATGGCTCGTAGCACCCATAACCGAACAAAAGCCTACGAAAACGAGGAAAAGTCTAAGACTAGAACTCTGTAAAAGGAGGGCGTATGAATAGGAAAAAGGGCTCTAACGCCTCTATAAACCGAAAGAAAATAAGAACGCTGAAACTTTACCTTGTCCTTTATTTGACAGGGCTAATGACCCTTCTCGTTCCGCATCAACCCACCCATAGTCCAGCCCTAACCCGAACTATGGAAGAAAGACTGGTTGAACCTAAAGAATATGCTTACAAGACTGCGTATTCTGTATATGGTTGGGGCAAGTCCGAGCAGAAATGCCTCGGTATCTTGTGGGGTAAAGAGTCGGCTTGGAACTATAAAGCCAAATCGCCGACACATGACTATGGCATACCACAACGCCACATGCGTCAGAACACTAAAACTCAAATAGCAGACTTTATGGAAAGTCCAGTTACTCAGATAAACTGGGGGCTGAACTACATCAAAGTTCGCTATGGTTCTCCTTGTCGGGCTTGGAGTTTCTGGGAGGAAAATAGGTGGTATTGAAAGACGCATTTTTCGTTAAAGGGCGACCAGTCCCCCAAGGTTCTTTGAAGTTTATTCATGGTCGCCCAATTCATGTCCGGGCAACTGATTTGGCTGTTTGGCGAGCAGATATTGCACGCAACGCAGAACTTTTCGGTTTCAAACCCGTAGCAAATGCAGTCAAAGTAGAGATGGACTTTGTTATGTTGAAACCAAAGTCCGCCAAAAGAAGATTCCCTTCAGTAAAACCTGACCTTGATAAACTTGTCAGGGCAGTATTAGATGGACTGACGGGAGTGGCATACGAAGATGATTCTCAGGTTATTCTCATACAGGCAAGCAAAACCTATGGAGAAAATCAGGGAGTCTGGATAAAGATAGAGCAAATACTTGAGTAAGACAGATTTCTTAGAACTACGCGAAGTAGTCAAGTCGCGCAGTAGTGGATACTGCGAAAAATGCGGTAAGCCATTGGGCGAATCGTGGGCGTTACATCATAGGAAGTTACGCTCTCGCGGTGGGGAAGATTCTCTTACTAACTTTGTTGCTCTCCATCACGAATGCCACAATTTAGGCAACGGAAGTGTTCACAGTAACCCTAAGTTAGCCGAGCAACTAGGACTGATGGTGCCATCTTGGCAAGACCCCAAAGACGCGCCATTGACTTTACCTAGTGGTGATATTGTATTACTCAACGATGACGGAAGTTATCGCTATTTAGAAAGGAAGGAAAATGGCTGGTGAACCAACCATAACAGTAGTAGGAAATCTTGGTTCTGATGCGGAGTTTAGAAAGACGCCAAAGGGAGTTCCTGTAACTTCTTTCAACCTCGCCAATACACCAAGAAAGAATATCAACGGAGAATGGGTTGACCAAGAAACAACTTGGTATCGTGTTTTCGTATGGAACGCAGATGCCGCAGGGACAGCACATACTCTCAAGAAAGGTGATAAAGTATTTGTTCAGGGTAGATTTCAAATCAGTAGTTTCAAGACAAAAGACGGAGAAGAACGCAAGTCTCTTGAAATAAATGCTGATACTGTTGGAGTCGTGCCAAAGTACGCGCCTGAACCGCAGGTTGCGACAACAAAAGAAAATGAAGCAGACCAGAGTGAATATCCTTGGTAAATTATTAGGTCGTAAACCTAAACTCCGTAAAGTTCAATGTTGCCACTGCGGAAGATGGTATGAAACTTCGGATAAAAACATTAGAGCCATGAACTACTGCTCTAATTGTATTGACTAGATGTGGGTCAGGAGAGTGGCAGTTCGTCTCCCTTCCGTCCGACTGCTTGACCCGACAAGAGAGACCGCAGGGGAAGTAGGTCCGCTCTTGTAGCACTCTCGCTTGTGGGAGCCTGTCGCTGTTGTTCTTACCCTTCCAACACGATAGGCTCTCACTCTAAAGAAGGAGTGATAGACATGGGAAACATGGAAGTAATCAATACAGACATAGATAGTCTGTTGCCTTTTCCGAATAATCCGAGAAGGGGAAATGTAAACAAACTGAAAGAATCGTTAGAAACAAACGGACAATATAAACCTATTGTGATTCAGGCTTCGACTCGCTACATACTTGCCGGTAATCATCTTTGGCAAGCCGCAAAAGAACTAGGTTGGCAGACGATAAATATCGTGGAAGTTGATGTGAATAATAATCAAGCCAAGAAAATTGTTGCTACAGATAACCGCCTTGGCGAGTTGGGAACTTATGACGAACAAGAACTTCTAGACTTGCTTCAAGATATAAGTTTAGAAGGAACGGGATATGACACCGCAGACATTGACGACCTGTTGGCTTTACTTGAAGAACAAGAAATCAGACCAGCATTTGAGGCAGAGGCAGTTATGGTGGATGGAGTGGGCGGTGGTGCTCAACTCTCTCAAGAGAATGTCCAACGAAGACCGACTTTATCAGACCGCGCCGCACATTACGCAGAACGAACAGTCCGACTCTTGATGTGTGAGTATCCTAATAATCACTATATTTGGATTCAAGATAGACTTAGCGAATTACGCATCAAGTATAATGTGGATAGTAATGGAGAAGCCATTATGAGAGCAGTTGCGGAGGCAACTGGAACCGAGGCGCCAAATGATTGATAATCTTGAAGTAATCAAAGTTGAGAGGAAATTTTCACGCGAAAAAATCAAAGAGCGTAAGGGTGATGATGTACCAGAGTTAGAAGCCAACATAACTGGGGCAGGTATTTATGTTGATGCTGAAACTAATGAGCCGTTTCTTGTTTATATGCCCCTGCCCGAGCAGGTCGTTCCAGAGTTAAGGAAAGCCGTTCGCAGTATCAAGTATTCTTCTTCAGGCGTCACAAGACAGTCCACTGGTGTAGAGAATCACTCAAGAACTTTCGGTATGGCTCCGCGTAAGCCATTTCAAACAAGAGAAGCGTGCCGACCTACTGCTTTGGCACATGAGCAACCCGAAGAACATGATGTCTTAGTAAGAACCGCAGATGTATTAGCAGATGTGATTAAAAGTATCGCACCTGATGTGTATAACAAAGATGTAGAAGCAACTTCTGAGGTAGCAGAAGAATGGCGTATTAGTGAACGCAGTCTTTGGACAAGCGGGGTAATTAACAAGACTTCGACTCTGCCCTACCATTTTGACGGCAATAACTTTGATATGTGGTCAGCGATGCCTGTTATTAGACGCGGAACTCGCGGAGGTTATTTAAGTATGCCTGAGTATGATGCGGTTATTGAATGCCGAGATGGTTGGGTTCTTTTCTTTCCGGGCTATAGATATCTACATGGTGTTACCCCAATAGCACATGTTCAAAAAGATTCGTACCGCTATACAGTTGTGTATTACTGTTTGCGTGGAATGAAAGACTGTTTCTCTTTTGCCGTAGAACAGAAGGAAGCGAGAAAGCGAAGGACCAAACGCGAAGAAGGTTTGGCTTCCGCGTTGAAGGGCGAGTCTTCGTTCAAGATAGGTTGAAGTTTCAAGTAGTTGTTCCTTCCTATCAAAGAGCAGAAATCTGCCGAGACCAAACTCTTGCGACTTTAGAGCGCCTAAAGGTTGATAAAGATAAAATTCATATATTCGTAGCAAACGAAGAACAAGAAGAACTCTATCGGTCTGTCATTGGCGATTACAACATTATTGTTGGCGTTCGCGGTATTTCTAGCCAACGCAAGTTCTACCATAGTTGGTTTCCTGCAAATGAAAGACTTATCAGCATAGATGACGACATGGCAGAACTTCTAGAATTAGAAAATAATCAACTGATACCAACGCGGTACCAACTCGGTGAAATAGCAGAAATAGGCTTTGGTCAAGCAGAGTTAGAGGCAGCAAGACTTTGGGGCATAAATCCGACCATGAACCACTTTTTCCTCAAGAATCACATTTCAGTAGGGCTTCGCTACATCTGCGCTAACTTCATGGGCTCTTATGCCGGAGACTGGATATTCACAGACCCCAAGAGAAGAATGACCAACACAGGAGAAGACCACCACAGCACTCTGCGTGGCTTCGTGCGATATGGCGCAGTTGTTCGACTTGAGTTTCTTTGCCCAAAGACTAAATACTTCGCCAAAGGTGGCATAGATGCTTGCGTAACTGAAGATGGGCAGACAAGAGCGCAACGACACGCGGAAGAATTGAATTGGGTTCAGTCACAATTCCCCGATATATCGTCTATTCAAATAAAAGCAGGTGGAGTTGTAAATCTGCGACTGAAACCTATAACCTTTGCTAAGATACCGAGGTAATGATGAATTTACAGACGCGTGAAGGCACTACGGACATGATGACCGTAAAAGCCATAGGTCAATACAAGGCATGCCCAATACCAGTCGGCTCAACAGTATTAGACATAGGTGGTCATATTGGTACTTTCAGTATTTGGGCAATTGAACAGGGAGCAGGACGGGTCGTGGCTTATGAGCCAGAACCAGATAATTTCCGCATGTTATCCAAGAATACCTACACCTATGCGATAGATATTCACAACAAAGCCGTTACATCTAACGGCAGAGATGTGACTCTTAATGTTAAGACTTCAGGACATACCGGCGGACATAGTATTCTCTTTGACGGACCCACTAGAAACCACATCACAGTACCCAGCGAAAGATTTATAGATATAGTTAATCGTGTTCAGCCAGCAGTAGTAAAGATAGACTGCGAAGGAGCAGAATACGAATTTGACCTGCCTTACAGCCTTCCTGACTCAGTTCGTTTCGTGACAATGGAAATACACATAAATCGTAAAGACCTTAGAAACGAGAAAGCACCCGCCCTGATAGAAGGTTTCAAAGACTGGAAGGCTATTAAGGCACCACATCTCACACCGAAAGGTTGGCAAGCAGTAGCCGTATGGGGTAGGTAATGACCAAGAGTTCTGTAGCCAAGAAAGGGCGAAAGAGTAAGTTAGACGCAGACCGCCGAGATAAATTGCTCAAGGCTATTCGTGTTGGAAACGACAAGAAAGTAGCATGCGCTCTTGCCGGTATCTCTGAAACTACTCTTTATCGCTGGCTAGAATTATCTAAGAAGAGGGGCGCAAGAGCAGAGTTACGGGAATTTCGGGAGTCATTAGAGCGTGCTGAAGCAGAAGCAGAAGTTCTGAAAGTATCGCGTATAGCCCAAGCCGCAGATAACGGAAGATGGCAAGCAGCAGCATGGTGGCTGGAACGAAAATATCCAGAACGATGGGGTCAACAGACTAAGATAAGAGCAGAAGTATCGGGACCCAATGGTGAGCCAATAGCAATAAACATTGAAGAAGCCCGTAAAGCAGTTTTACAGATACTAACCGAAGGGGAGAGTGATGGGCTTATCTTTGAAGGAACAAGTCCAGCAATTACCGGAAGCGAAACGACAGGAATGGCTGACGAATCTGACACCGGCAATACTAACGGAACTTCGTAAATCTCCTTGGTGGTTTATTGGCAGACCAGAACAACAAGAACCCGAAGGCGACTGGTTCATTTGGCTTATTCTTTCCGGTCGTGGCTGGGGAAAGACAAGAACTGGAGCAGAATGGCTTGCTCGTAAAGTCATTGATAACCCTAAGACGAGAGATAATGTAGCAACACAGTGGGCTATTTTCGCGCCCACTTTCAAAGACGCAAAAAGTATCTGCGTAGAAGGACCAAGTGGTTTGCTGAAAGCACTTCAGCATAATGGATTACAGAACGAAGTGGATTTCATCTATAACAAATCTTCACATAAGATAGATTTTGCCAGTGGCGCAAGAATCCATACCTTCGGTGCTGATTCTCCAGATTCTGGTCGTGGTCTAAACCTTTCAGGTGCTTGGTTAGACGAGATAGCATCTTGGCAGTATCCGTATGAATCGTGGACAGAAGGCTTGGCTCCAGCCCTGCGTATTGGCGAGCGCCCAAGAGTTGTTGTCACGACTACGCCAAAGCCCCTTCGTCTGATACGGGAGTGGGTCAGCCGAACCGATGGCTCTATTCACTTAACAAGAGGAAGCACATTTGATAATGCTAAGAACCTTTCAGGTAACGCGTTAAAGGAACTTAGAAGCCGATATGAAGGCACAAGAACGGGTAGGCAGGAACTTTACGGGGAAATCTTGGAACAGGCTGAGGGAGCCCTCTGGACGCGAAATTGGATAGAAGACGCACGGATAAGTAAAGATGAGATACCTAGATTCACAAGGGTTATAGTAGGTATAGACCCTGCGGTAACAAATAGTGAAACTTCTGATGAAACAGGAATTATCACTTGCGCTCTTGGGGTAGATAAAGAGTTCTATGTCTTGGCAGACGATACCTTGCGAGCAACACCTAACGAATGGGGAAAGAGAGCATTACAGGCATACACCCGTTGGGGCGCGGACAGAATAGTTGCTGAGGTAAATAATGGTGGCGATATGGTTGCCATGGTTATTCATCAAATTGATAGAGGCGCAGCAGTCAAGAAAGTTCATGCGACACGAAATAAATCAACACGCGCAGAACCGATATCGGCTTTGTATGAACAAGGTAAGGTTCACCATGTCGGTGGCTTTCCGCAACTAGAAGACCAAATGGTTCTTTGGACACCAGATAGCAGAAAATCACCAGACCGATTAGATGCTCTTGTATGGGCGCTAACCGAGTTAAGTGGTAATTATCAGAACCTTGTAGGAACTGTGCCATTATCCTTAAAGCAGATGAACGACTGGTCTATCCCTAATATGTAGGAGATACATGAAGCCCGAAGATTTGATACGACTTGCTATTGACCTTGTGAATAACGACCGACAGAAAGATTATGACCACCCTCTAGATAACTTCACAAGGATAGCGAAGATTTGGTCTGCGATTCTAGGAGTTGATGTCCTGCCCGAGCAGGTTGCGCTCTGTATGGTGGGCGTCAAAATAGCCAGAGAAGCACACGCACCTAAATCAGATAATATCGTTGATGGTGTAGGGTATTTCTTAACTTTGGCTAAAGTCATAGAGGAGAGAAAAAATCGTGATATCTGAAATTTCCTATCTGCTGTATGGTGTATTTACTGGCGGTTTAGTTATGTATATCTGGTTGAAATTTGATGGGAGAAATAAATGAAAGTCTTTTACGGTTCATGGGATTCTTGGGGTATTGAGGTTTCGTACTGCCATTATGATAGGAGCATAAGTATTTGTGTTCTCCATTGGTATGTTGGTATTTGCTTCTATAAATTATGGCCGAAATAAAGTGTCGGCACATCTACGAAAGTATTACGAAAGAAGAACTTTGCCCTCTGTGTGGACAATGTGCGCACACAATAAATTGGGAGGAACAACATGAACTTCAAAGAAAATGGAAACAAGATAACCCAAACGCAAACTACGGAGGATGGTGGTCTATCTAATTTCAACGGAACTTGGTTATGTTTCCTTTGCGCCCCTCAGGGCACAAGATTCCTGATACCCAAAGATAGTGATTACGGCAAAGAATCAGATAATCATTATTTGAAGCATCACTACAAGGGCGATGGAGCAACCTCTCACATAATGCGAGAGTACAAGAAGATACTTTAGTCGGCTATCAGGCTGCGTATTTTCCGTATCTTAGTATAAGCATCGCCACCAGCATCAAGTATTGCTACCAACTCTTTCTCGTATTCTCTGCGAACTCCGTGATAGAAGTTGGTAGCAATAGCCCATTCGGGCGGTATTTTCTTACCTAAATGGGAAGGCTCTGTCCAGAATCTAAGAAGGTTATGCCAGATAGCAAGAGTAGGCAGGTATCGTTCAGGGATTTCTGTATTGTTTAGTTTCATCTGTGCCGTCCATTTTCAATTCTTCAACATTACCCCATTCGGTCAAGTCAAAGTCAATAGCCCAATTTTCTTCTCTTGTGCCATGCCACCATGTCCAGAAAGATAAAGACATAGCAAGTATGCTGATAATCAGAGCGATAATTTCAATGCGAAGCAAGTTTGGTCTCCTTTTTTTCGTCACGCTCTCTCTGTAATTCAGAGAAAGTTCGGCGTTTCATTTTCTTATTGAAATGCTTGATATTGTTCGCCGGTATCCCTATCTTATTGGTTGGCAGGGTAATTGCGAGTAGGTCAGAAGCCTCTTGATTCATGTATCCTGCGTCAAGAATCGCCGCGTCATCAGGGAAAACATCAGCGTGGCGGTCTTTCTCCAGATTTACCAGATGGTCTTCCTTGCCGCCAAGTGAATAGAGATAACGGAAGTTCGATGGACAATTCGGCTCAACCAACTTCTTGAACCGCGAAACCTCTTTTGTGTAGCAGTAAAAGTTGACTTCAGGTGTTTTCACAGCAATATCAAGCCAAGCCAAAAGATAATCATCTGAGAAGAAATCACCCGAATCGTGTATTCTCACATGGCGACCTTTCATCTTGGGGTGCTGAACTTCTTCTAGCATTTGCCCTTTCCAGTTATCAAGGTCTTTCAAAACATACTCAAGGTTCCAGATATGGCGTGATTTGACATTAGAGAAGTTGTAAGTGCCGTTCCGGGCATAACAATAAGAAGCACAAGCACCTGCTTGCGGACAAACATTGAAGTTCGTGCCGTCAGTGAGTTTCACAGCAAAGGCAGGAAGCGACCAGTTGTAGATACCGTCCGGGCGTAGTTCTGAGTTCTGCGTCAAGAGTTTCTTAGGCATGTCACGACCCTACAACCAAGAGTTGCCAAAAGCAAACATTACCCATATACACTTATGTCATGAACCGCGTCCGCATTCGAGAACTAGAGCGTTCTATTCGTATGGTGCGAGAAGTATTGATTTCAATGTCAAATGAAGAACTTGATGCAGTTACAACACTATTACAGAACGCTGGTTTTGCGGCGGCACTTGAAACTTACAGTAGAGAAGCCGAACGCCAGAGGAAAACAGAACCAGCGTTGGTTTGAATTGGAAAGAGAATATCCGCCATTTGACGGCTCTCAGTTGTGCGCACAGACTGACCCAGACCTTTGGTTCCCTACTTCAGAGAAACAGACAGGAAGACTCGCCAAGAGTCTTTGTCGTACTTGCCCTTGGTTGGCATCTTGCCTAGATTACGCACTAAGACATGAGGTAGTAGGCATTTGGGGAGCAAGAACCGAGCGAGAGAGAATTGATATGAGAAAGAAACTAAAGATTACCGCAGAGCCACTTTATTCAGATGCGTTATTCGCAACTTCGCTTCGGGGTAAAGCGAGCGGAAGCAGGTATAATGATGACACAAATGAGGTGACGAATGTCTGACTTTTCAGAAGGCATAGACGAAAGTGCGTTTAGCCCGATAGTTCAGTTAGCAACGGCGCTTCACGAGATGTTTAATGCTCTGATAAGCACTGGCTTTACGGAGAATCAGGCGCTCTACATTACGAGCAAAATGATTATCCGCGAAGATGACTTTGATGACATTACTGACGATACGGATAGGTAGAGGAAATGCCGAAAAGACCAGACCTTGCTGAAATAGGCACTACGGGTCTCCGCCGAACAGGTGGAACAGTATACGAAGAGTTCTTAGTCAGCCTTCGTGGTCGTCGTGGCGCAAAGGTTTATCGCGAGATGTCTGAGAACGACCCAGTCGTTGGCTCAATTCTTTACGCAATAGAAAAGATTATTCTTCGTCTTGACTGGACAATTACTCCAGCAAGCGACAAAGATGAAGATAGAGATTCGGCAGAGTTTATAGAGCAGTGCCTTTATGACATGAGCGATTCATGGGATAGCACTCTATCGTCAATACTTTCAATGCTTATTTATGGATATTCTTTCCATGAAATTGTCTATAAGATTCGTGGTGGCGCAGCAACAGACGACCCAACAAAACGCTCTAACTTTGATGATGGAAAAATCGGTTGGCGTAAATGGCCAGTTCGCGCACAGGAAACACATAACAACTGGATGTTTGACCAAGATGGCGGTATCCAAGGATTTGAGCAAGTAGACCCATACGGCGCTGGTATTCATAGAATCCCTATTGACAAGGCACTGCTATTTAGAACAACTACACACAAGAATAATCCAGAAGGCAAATCATTATTAAGAACTGCTTATCGCCCATGGTATTTTAAGAGACGCATTGAGGAAATGGAAGCGATAGGAATTGAAAGAGATTTAGCAGGACTACCTATTGCTTATCTGCCACCAGAGTATTTGAGTTCTCAAGCAACCGCAGACCAACAAGCGGTGCGCGACAGTATTGTAAGTATTGTTCAGAATGTTAAACGCAACGAGCAAGAGGGCATTGTATTTCCGTTAGTCTTTGATGATAGAGGCAATAAGATGTTCTCTATTGAATTGCTAAGTTCAGGTGGCTCACGCCAATTTGATACAGATAAGGTCATTTCCCGATATGACCAGCGTATTGCTATGTCGGTATTATCAGACTTTATTTTACTAGGACATGAACGCGTTGGCTCATTTGCTCTAGGCAGCAGTAAAATTGACTTATGGACAATGGCGGTTGAAGCCATCTGTAAATCTATTGCTGAAGTAATTAACTATCACGCTATCCCACGATTATTGAAACTTAATGGCATGAAGTTAGGAAGTACGCCATCGCTTACCTATTCAGATGTCAGCCATATTGACTTAAGTGAAATTTCTGAATATGTTGCTAAATTGGTTACTGCTGGTGTTATCAAGCCTGATGATGATATGGAAGAATACCTACGCGGTCTTGCTGGATTACCAATGGGCGAGCAAAAAGATAACGATTTATTCTCACCTGAAACAGAAGAACCAGAAGCCGACAGAGGGGACGAAGAGCCAGAAGCAGATACTTCTGAGCCAGATGAAAAAGAACCCTACGATGGCGATGACGACTAATAACGCAAAGCGTTACTAATCATGCCACTCGTTACTAATGCTGTAATTATTTCTAAGGCTCGTAAAAAGAACGACCCTACCCTGCGCTCAGTTAAAGCAGGATTAAACAAACAGGAAAAAGAAATCTACGATATTTACATTCGCGCTCTTGGTGGTATGGCGAAGGATATGGATAACACCAATGTCTTAAGAGCGATTCAAGCAGCAATAGAGGCAGGTAATCCTCTTGACGCTTCTGTAGCATTTCAGTGGCAAGATTTCATTACTTCGCTTAACCGAGTTGTGCCTAACTTAGCAAATCAAGTTGCTGCTTCTGCCAATATATCAGCAAAAGATTTACCTAAGCGTATTAGCATAGAATCTAATTTTACTGCTGCTGACCCTAGAGCAGTTGCTTGGGCGCAACAGAGAGCAGGAGCAAGAATTGCTGGTATCACCGCAGAGTCACAGAAAGCAGTAGCAGAAGCAATAGCAAGTGGCTTGAAGACTGCTCTAACTCGCGGAGAAGTAGTTGAAAGATTACGCAAAATCGTGGGTCTTGATGCTCGTCAAGCAAGAGCGCTAGGCAACTTCTATGAAAAGAACTTAGAGCAGTTATTAGAAGAAGGTTATACCTACGAAGAAGCAGTAGCGGAAGTTA